ATTTTGTTTAATTCTTAAAAATAAACCATATATTTTTGTCTTACCCCCGTATTTTTTCTGACTTAAAAACCGGAAATCTTAAAAAACGACCAATTTATTGTTTCATTTTCCATTTGTCGCACGCTTTTTCCGAACGTATTATACTGCGATTTTCGACAAACGGGCATTTTAAACAAATTGGGTTCCCGTCCATATCCAAATTTGAATGGTCGTAATAATATTTACCCCAACCACAATTCCCGCACGTGTGTACGGGTTTCGGTTCATCTTTTTTCTTGATATTATTCTTTGTTGTTCGTACCATCGTCAATTACTCCTTTTTCTGCTAATTGTTTTTTATATTCTGCTGTTTGCAATTTATCGGCGACCGCAAACAACAAATCCTCCGGTATTGCGGCAACATCATATTTCGGCGCATCGCTATTTGTATTTTCTTTCAATCCCGGTATATCAACTTTTATTGGCGCATCAAATCCCAACATCTTTGCCCGGCGTTGCTGCACATTCAAAAGCAAATCCAAAAACCGGGGGTTTCCGGCGGACGTTTCCGTTGTGGTTTCCTCATACCCGTAATATTCCGGGTTGTCGCCATCCTCCAACACTTTACGGGGCTTTGCGTTCTGTCTGTTTTTCTCTCGCAATTTCCCGGTCTTTGAACGTTCCCACGCCTCCCACAATTCAACCTCCATTTTATCCAACTTTCGCAATTCCTGCGTAACGTAATCGTCTATATTTTCCATACGTTCACGTTTCCACTCAATTAGCAATTGTTGCATATCCCAATATACCATTTGTTTTGTTATGGTATAACCGACGCCACGCCGGGCGTTTTCCTCATTCAGTCTTTCCGAAATCTCCCTATACGTGTAACCACGTAAAAACAGATTTGAACAAAAAGCCAAATCAAACTCCCTTTGGTCTTTTGTTCGTTTGCACATTTTCGGGCGTCCGCCCCTTTGTCTTTTACTCGCTTCCATTTTTCAAACCTTTTTATAATAGCAAAATCATTTACTTTGCTTTCCTCTCAAACGTCGCTTTCCCTTTGCTTGCTGTTTTCGGGTAATTTTCGTTTTAAGTGGGTTTCGTTTGTTCCTTGATACTTTTATTGTCTTTTGTATTTTCGTCGCCCTACGGGGCTAATTTTGGCTTTCTTTCATTCCGGTACCTAAACGGCAAAGCCCCGGTTATAATTCCGGGGCGTTTATTATGCCTTTTCTACATTATTTCTATACCATGAAAAGGTTTTAAAGCATATTTTTGACGGGGTGCCGTCTTTCTTTTCCTTTCGTATGGTATATTCAAACTTTCCGTCATTGTCAACTCTTATTTCTTCAATTGTGCCAATATCTTCACCTTGTTTCACTCTATCCCCAATTTTAAACGGACAATTTTCTTTTATGTAGCTTTCATCCGCTTTGGCTTTTTCCTTTTCGTTGTACTCCAAAGCCTTTTGTCTTATATGGTTCAATTCTTGAACTCTCTTTACGTATGTTTCTTTATCCATGACTTTATTATTTTTCTGTTGGTAAATCCACGGTTAACAATACGGGTTGCAATGGTTGGTTAAACGTCAGCATTGACAAATGTATTGTTCCGGTTTCTTTTATTCTCTCCAATTCTTCCGGGGATAACTGCCATTTGGTAATTATAAGCCCCTGCGGGTCATTGGGGATTTTCATTGCAGGTAACGGCATATATTCCGGTTGGTCTTTTGCAAAGACTACATTCACGCCGGGAAATTCAACGGGTTTCATTGCCTTGCTCCTTTCTTGGTTTCTTTCTAAACTTACGTTTCTTTTCCGGTATCTCAATACGGTGTATCTCAACACGTGCGCCAAAAGCCTTTGCCAACTTTCCGGCAACTTCTTTTACTTCTTCCGGTATATCATTTTGAGGCTTTCCCGACGCATCGGCGTTTATCTGTTTTAGCAATCCGGCGATTGCTGTTTTTTCCTCTTTGTCCGTTGTCGTCTTGAAACACTGAATCAGATTTGCAATTGGTTGCGTTCTCATAAAGTCAGCACATTTAAAACGGTCTTTGCAAATATTGCAATCATCCGGGTAATTGTGTTTTGCATCCTGCGAACTCTTTTCGTCTGCCTTTCTGAATCCGTGCCATTCGTCACGGCGGGCGATTGCTTCCGAAAATACCGCCATTGCATCAATACAAACTTGTGCCAAAATAAAATCCGGGGTATCTCTCATTTCCTTTTCTAAACCGTGCTTATTAATAAGTTCGGTTAGTTCTTGTTTAAAATCTTTTTTCATACGCTTAAACTTCTATATGTTCAATTTGTGGTAACTTCTTTATGTATTCCAACATCGCCGTTTTGCTTTCCTCGGTTTCGTCGGTTCTGTTTATTACCAACTGAATAACTTCCAAAAGATAATCGCTATCAATACACGCATTATCAACGTCGGTAATATTATACAATGGTTCCGTTATTTCCTTGACGGCTTTAAATGCTTCTTTTGTCAACTTTGCGGCTTTTTTGAATCTCATTTTTTCGCCCTTTTCAAAGCATTTGCCTAAATGGTTTAATTTATCATCAGCGTAAAAAACGCATGTATGTGCCATGTCCGCCAAAAGATACGCCGTATTTGTAAGGAACAACGCTTTTTTTCTTAATTCTTCTTTTTCTTCGTTTGTCATAGTCTTTTGTTAAAACGGTTCTCAAAATGTGTGTATTGTTCGGCGGTTTCCTGCTGCATATTACCGCAAACCGGGCTTTCCGGTTTGTTGTGTGGGTGTTTGCGCATAAATTCCGGGTTTTTCTCACGTCCTGCAATTTTAGTATATGCCATTTCCTGCAATTCCTTTTGGCTATACCCTAATAATGCCGCAATATGGAATAAAACAACGTTTACGTCCGCCAATTCGTCGATAATATCATGCGTTCCGGGATTAATTTCGTTTATTTCTCTTTGCGTTTTTTCCCTGCTTAAATATCTTTCAAACGCTTCAAACAATTCGTTGTATTCCTCGGCTAATTTTCCCAATCTCTTTTCTATGTTCCTGCCGAAAAGTTTATTCATCTTTTCAAACAATCTCTTTTCGTCAAAGGTCAATCCGGCGGTATTGGCGTCTTTTTCTTCAAAATTAGCCATAAACGTTTGCATATCCATTTTGCCAAATTTTCCGTCCGGTGTCAATACAATAAAATTTCCCTCCGGTACGTCCAACATTACGCCGTTTTCGGTCGGGAATGAATAAACCGCCAAACCTCCGGGCGTTCTCGGAATCTGCATTATTCCGCCTCCGGTAAAAATCTGCAATTTTTCCCAATTATCACGCTTTACGGGTAATGCACGAACTTCTAACAATCGGCGGCAATAAATATCCCCGGCGGTTTCGTCCGGCATACCTAAATTTGTGCGCAACTCATTTGGCAAATTTCCCGCCCCTTTTTCGTATTCAACAAAGAATATTGCACCACGCAAAAGGTTTTGTTCTTTAATCGTCCTTACGTCTTTTATTCTTTTTCCGTATCTGCCTTGAACTGCACATATTGCGGCTTCAATTATTCTTTCCTCTTTGTCCGGGGCGTACATTTTAAGTTCAAAGTAATTTTCTTTCTCTGTAACTTCCGGTTCTGTTCCCGTTACATCTTCAATCATCAAAAACGTTTCCGCATCAAACGGAATAAAACTTCTTTTTTCCATATCCAATTAATAAACGGTTAATAATAAAACAATCAGTCCTCCGGAAATTGTGGCGTACAAATCTTTTTTATCAAATACGCCTCCGTGTTTTTTGTTGTAAACCTCACGCAATACCCCGGTTAAAATTACTGCTATCAATGCGATAATACGTGCAATCATTCCCGGAATCCCGATAAATGAAACCAAACGCAAAACCAACATTACAACAATCATTCCCGCTATAATATGCAATAATTTATCGTGCGGGATTGATACTATTAATTGAAATATCTTTTTCATCGCTTTTTTTCTGTTATGTTATACAATTTTCTGAAATATATTACTTTGTTATCGCTCCGGCTTGTTCTGTAACATTTAAGCCCAACCGCCGGACAATCGTCTTTATGGATAACGCAACATGCGCATCTACTCAAACATACAAATTTGCCAACCTTTTCAATCAGTTTATCAGACGGTTTAACCCATCTTTCCGCAATTATTACCATACCCCGGTAAACTGCACGTTCGCCGGGGTTGTATTCACGTCCGGGTTCAAACGGTTGTGGTTTCTTTATTCTCATTTTCTATCGAACTAACCAACAAATCCAAATTTTCCTCTGTTCCGGAAATTGAAATTCTTGCTTTCCCTGCTCCCATTACCGCCAATTCCGTAATTGTACAATCATATTTGCCTGCGGATTTTTGAAACTTTGCCGCCTCATTTAATGGCAATATTTTTGTTATCTCTTTCATCGCTCACGTTTTTAGTATTTTACATTACAAAGTTAATAATTTCTTTTGGTTTTTATCCATATCAGCCGGAAACCAACGGAAAAACAAAGCAATTTAATTTCAATATCTAAATAAACGTCATGTCCTTTTACGCCCTCAACCATAACTCCGGGCGTCAAATAAAATTGCTTATACTTCCACAAACTTTGCAGATACAAATAAAACCCGATACGTCCAATATGGAATCCGATTGTTTTCATTTCTCTATCTGTTTTTTTATCTGTTCCCAACTCTTTTTGTCAATTACCATTTTCCGGGGGTATTGTATTATTTCGCCCTTGGTATATACGAGATTATAGATACCCAATTGCCCCTTAATTGGCATTTCAACAACACGTCTTGGGTTGCGCATCATCCATCCGAAACCCTTTGTTATTTTTGCCCTCTTTTCCTTTGGAATCCGGGTGTTTCCCCAATCCTCCGGCGTAAACTCTTTTATCGGCTTCACGTCGTACAACTCAACCAATCCCAAAGTAACGCCGCTTTCCATTCCGGGATAAACCGGTTTTGCCGACGAACAAATAAGAACGTCGCCACGGTATGACGTTTTTTTGCTTCTAACTTCAATTGATTTTCGCCCGTAAACAACGCCGTTTTCGTCTTTGTATGCCGCCGTTACCAAATCATTTGCGTATGGCTGTTTGACGGTCAACGCACGCCAACGGTCGTGTTTTTCGGGGTCATATTCTTTGCTATTAAACTGCATAACTTTATTTTTTATCTTTCCCGGCGGGTTCCTTGTAATGGGCAAAACCAATTGGTCGTATCGGTTCCGGCTCCGGAACGGCTGCGTCCTCCTTATTGTATTCAAAAGAAACAATAACCGTTCGCCCCTTTGTCCGTGTCCCAATCAGCCAGGAACCCTCCGGGATTTGAATTTTAATTTCGTTCCTCATTCTCAAAATGGCAAATCATCTTTGTCTTGGTCGGGAATTGGCGGCGGCGGTGTTGGTGCGCCTCCCTGCTGCGTTGTTTGTCCGTCTTTCTTTGGCGACAACATCTCCATATTAAACCCGTAAACTTCTGTAATGTATCTTTTGACGCCGTTGTTGTCCTCATAACTGCGGGTTCTTATTTTCCCCTCAATATAAAGTTTATCGCCCTTTTTTACATACTCTTTTGCAACCTTTGCCAATCCATTTTGCAAAACAATATTGTGCCATTCGGTGCGCTCCGGTACTTCTGTACCATTTGCCGTTTTAAATGCTCTGTCAGTTGTCGCCAACGTGAATTGCGCAACCGAACCGCCGTTGTCGAAATCTTTATACTCCGGGTCTTTTCCGACGTTACCAATTAAAATAACTTTGTTTACACTCATAGAAATATAGCTTTAAAAATCCAACTTCCAATACTCCATAACGTCCAAATGTATGACGCAACCGTTAACGCCACGAACGTATAAAATACAATTTTATATCCGGTTTGTTTTTTGATTTTCATCTACTTAAATTTTACGCCATCCAACAAATATTCTTTTTTCATATCCGACCATCCGGCGGCATGATTTATCGCTTTCCGGTCGTCGTCGTAAACAAATCCAACTATCCAACCGCCGACGTTTGATTGTTTTATTAGTCTTACCAATTTACCGACGAAAAAAGAACGGTATCGGTAATATGCTGAATTTTCACTAACAAACAAAACCCGTCTTTCTGCATTTATTTCGGGCGGATTTTCGATTTGCGGGCGTTTCTCCCTTTCCGGGTACCTTTGTACCCTTTTAAAATCATTTTGGATTGAACGGCGGGAAATTGCCCCGTAATCGGGTGTTCTTTTTTTCGTCCTCATATTTTCAAACTTCTGTATTCGTTTTTAAGCAATTCAATAATCCGGACGTTGCCCGGATATATTCGCATTTTCTCACGGTCGCCATTCTCCCAACGGTTGTGCATTTCAAAGCAAAGTATATTAATATTCCTTGGGTCATGCGCCATTTCCGGATATGCCCCACGGGTTAATATATGGGAACAATACGTTGCCGAAAAATTGTGCAAAGGTCGCAACGTTTCCTCGCATCTGTGCGGCTTATGCTCCCAAACCCACCGGAAAAACCGTTGGTTGGCAACGGGAATGTCGCCACGTCCTAAAACGCAATGCCCGAACAATTCCCGTTGTAACTCAACACGCAACCGTATATCTAACCGAAAATTACGAATATCCAATAACGGCTCGTAACCACGTGCAACACAATATTCATATTCGCAACGCTCGGTCAACAATATTGGCTCCATTACATATTGTCTGTATCGTCCGCCGGGTCTGCCATTTCCGGGAACATATCATTTTCATTTTCGTTGTCTGCATCATTTACGTAAACTAACGGGTTTGGTTCCCCATCAGCCCCGAACAAATCCATTTGCGCCTTTTTGCCCTCAAACAGAAATTCGTAAACCTCGTTTTCAATATTGCAAACAATGTTTTCCAACTCTTCCTCAAAACCGAACGTTTCAACGTTATATTTCATTCGTGGGGTATTGATTGCTGTTTTCTGATTGTTTGATATGGTAAACAATCCGGTTAAAACGACGCCTACGTTATCATCTTGCCCGGACAAAGAAACGCCCCTAACCTCTACATTGTCCAAACATTCTTCCGCAAATGCGGCTGCAATATCTGTTTGTTTCTTTGTTGCTTTAAACTCCGGCGTTGCCATCATGGTTTTAAATGACGTTATGTTGAATACACGTCCCATAATCGGGCGCAAATCATTAAACAAATGACGCAAATCCGGGTGTATGTCTTTTGCACTCAATACATGGTATTTGTTCGTGTAACTCTCATTTCCGACAACTTCCGTTACTTCATAATGTACGTCTAACCCGCCATCTTTCAATAACTTTACTTTCGATAATGAAAACTTTTCCTTTGTAGGAATCGGCATAACATTTTGTTTTTTTTCGCTCATAATTTTTAATCTTTATTGTTTCCCGGTTTCTCCGGGTCGGTTTCTTCTTGGAAATACTCGCACGGTTCATCATCTGCGCAACGACCGGACAAACAACATACCGGATAATCCACGCAATCAATGCACATTTTTTTTTCGTTCATAATTTAAAAGTCTGTTTCATTTAACAATTTTGCAACCTTGTTTTCCGGCTCTGCATCCGGTGCAAATATCGGTTTCGGGTCGTGAACTAAAACCTCCCTTTTTACCTTTTTGGTCTTTGCGGGTTCCGGTTCCGGGTTAAACTTCAATTGTTCCGCCGGATATTCTTTTGGTTTCAGTTCTATAATACCATTTTCCACCAAAACCGGAATACAACGTTTGCAGGCTTTCACGTCCTCCAACGCATCATGCGCCGGGAATGTTTCGCCGGGGAAACACTTGTTGTAAAGTTCCTCCAATTTCGGATATTTGCCCGGTCGTCCGTCTGCATACAATGCGCCAACAAATTTAATTGTTTTCATCATCGTATCAATTCGTTTGCCCTTAAACAATGCGTCCTCCGCTTTTGCGTCGTAATACTCACGCCCCATAATTCGCAATATCATTGCTTTTACAATTGACGTATCAAAGTAAATGTTGTGTCCTACTAACAAACGGGCTTTTTCGCAATCCTCCAAAAATTCGTCTATAATATCAGCAAATGGGACGCCCTCGGCGTTTGCTCTCTCTGCTGTAATTCCGTGAACTTCTGTTGACGCTTCCGGTATTTCCCATCCCTCCGGCTTAATAATGTAGGAACGTTCCTTTTCGTTTACCGCCCATGCCAATTGCACAATATTTGGAAATTCCGCAAAATCAACGTCCCATTTTGCGCCCTTTGGGGGCAACCCGGTTGTTTCACAATCGAACGTCAAAACATTTTTCATAATGTCGTTTCTCTCATTTCCTTTGCTGTCTTTCAATGTTACTTTTTTCATAATCAAATTTCATTTGGGTCTGCTATATATATATAATATTCTTCACTTGCAAGTTGTTTTAAAAATTCGATATGTTCTATTAATTCCGCATTGCTCAACTCTGCAATTGTCCGCAATCGGGTTTCATACTTTCCGGTGTTAATATCCGGCGTTTGCTCATACATAACCGGGGACAACTCACGCAAACGGTGTTCCGTCTGTTCCTCTGTCAGACGCTCCCCGGCTTCCCATATACCCGACCGGAACGTTGGAACAACATAATTGAAATAATACCCTTTCAAAGCCTCCGACGAACCGGGAGACGCAACGGTAAAACGTGCAATTATTCGGCTTCCTTTGTGCATGGCAAAGAATTGGTTCAACTCTCCAAAATACATTCGTAATTTGCCATCATTACCGATATTACCACTACTTGAAATTTCACGCCTTTTCATTTTTATACCTCCACATATAACCTTTATGATTTTTTCTTTCTCCTTTGCATACCTTACATATTGCAATTGGGGAAAATCCGTTTATTTTAGCTGCTTCATTAATACTATTGTACTCTTTTACAATAACTCCATTTTTCAGCTGTAACACTGGCTTGCTTATATCTCGTGCAGATAATTTTAATTTTGACAATGTTATCGGATTATTATTATTTTCTAATCTTGTTACCCAACGAAGATTTGAAACATTATTATTACTTCTATTTGTATCAATATGGTCAACAAATTGCTTTTTATGTGGATTTTCAATAAATGATTTTGCAATTAAAACGTGAACTAAATACGTTTTATGAAAATCTTTTTTCCTTAATCCAACTATCTTATATCCATTTAGATTTGCTTGTCTTAAAAATCTTTCATTAATGGTTTGTTTCCATCCGTTTTTCCGTGTAATGACTCTTTGCAATGATTTTACACGCCCCAAATTACTAACTTGATATATCCCTGCATATCCGGGAACATCTTTCCAAATTTCATTTTCCATAATTACCAACTTTTAAGAACTGCCAACAAATAAGAAAAGGGGACGGGCTGTTGGCT